TTATCCCAAAAAAGTGATTAAATGCTGTTTAAAAGGTATATAAATACGAGTTTTGATTTTAAATTTTATATCCCAAAAGTGTTTTTTACTCTCTAGGATAGTTACATTTTTACTTAAAGTATTCTTATGTTTTCTTAACCATGTAACTATCTTCATAAAACACTATATAATCATAGTTTAATCATTTTTTATATAAAAATATTATGTAACTATCTATTACTTTAAGCTTTTGAAGATAGTTACATGCAAAACTTAAACTTTTTTAGAATAAATTTAAAAACATAACCTTTCAAAATAAAATCTTTTCGTTCTCTTTTGTAATTTTATGTTTAAATTCTTTGAAATTAAAATCAAAGGATTTAGCATGCAAATGCAAGAAATAATTGAAAAGTTAAAAGATATACTTGCTAGCGAAGGTAAGCGTGAATTAAAAACCAAAGATATAGCTAAAGAATTAGGTATCAATCCTGATACTTTTAATTCCATGAAATTTAGAAACTCCATTCCATATCCACAAATCCTAAACTTTTTAAATCAAAGAAATATAAGCATTAATTATTTCTTCTATGGAAGTTCCCCAAAAGATCAATTGGAATGTGAAAACAAATACAAAATTTTAAAGCTTTATAAAACAAATGCAAGTTTAGGCGGAGGTGGAATAAATGATTTAATAGATTGTTCTGAGCTTATTGTAGATGAAAAACTATTAAACTTTTTTGGTAGCAAAGAATGTGAGTTTATCACTTGTTATGGTGAGAGCATGGAGCCACTTATTAAAGATGGTTCAATTTGTGCTATTGATAGAAAAAAGAATTTTAAAAATAAAAGCGTTTGCGTGATTAATACTAGAGATGGTCTCTTTATAAAACAGGTTTTAAAGCAAGATGATGGAGTGATTTTACACTCTTTAAATCCTTTATATAAAGATGTCTTTTATAAAAATGGAGATTTTTTGCTAATTGGTGCGGTAGTTGGAGAACTTTCTAAGCTTTAACAGCGCACAATAAGCTAAGTCAAGCTAACTTTATAAAGAATAAAATAATATTTAAAAGGAGATAGCATGCAAAATTATAGCGATAAAGAATTAAAAGAAAAAATTATGCAAGATTTAGAGGATGAATTTAGGATTTTGTACAAAAAACTTTTAAAAGAGAAAGATTATCTTGCTAGGGATAATATATTAGAGCTTATGACTATTTATAATATGGGTATAAACTCTTATTCAATCGCTAAAAACCTTGAGATGAATGAAGATAAAAGTCTTATACAAGTTCCTTTGTTTGAAAGATATATTATAGGTAGAAAATTTGTGGTTAAATACAATAATGAAAAACAAAGATATGAACTAAAAAGCACCTTTTGTGAATTTTAAGGAGAAAAGATGAAATACCCTAATGTTTATGTGAAATTAGTAGGAGAAGATGGCAATGCTTTTAGTATTTTAGCAAGAGTAAGCAATGCTTTGAAAAAAGCAGGTGTAAGCAAAGAAGAAATAAGTCAATTTCAAAAAGAAGCCATGAGTAATGATTATAATCATTTATTAAATGTAGTGCAATATTGGGTTAATGCAGATTAATTTTAAAAAGAAGCCAAACAACAGCACACATTAAGCCTTGTCAAGCTAATGTTATCTTATCAAAACAAAAGAAGATAGGATGAGTAAAGTATTAGTAGATATCAAAAAAGGTTTTAGCAAGACTTTTATAAACGCTATTTGCAACCATAACAACGAACTTGTTTTAGAATATCTTAAAAATGGCATGAGTGCTACTAAAGAATGCATGGGCGAAGAGCCTATGTTTTATGCAGTAACTCACAATAATTTTGGAGCGATTTTGCTTTTATTAAAATACGGAGCTATTTTAGATAAAGAGTATCTAGAAGAAAGCAATAAAGATTTTAGTAAAGAAGCCCTAAAGTTTTTAAGCTCTTTACTAAAATAAAAGAGAATATAAAAAATATTCTCTTAACTTTTAAAAATTCATAATCAAAAGCTCTTTATTTTCTTTTCTTTTTAAAACATTGTTATTTAAAGAATACCTTACTTTTAACTCCTTAAAATTAAAATCTTTATAAAGCTCTCTTATAAGCTCACAATCATTATAAGAAAGCATAAATTTGCCCTTGATGTTTTTAAGCAATTCATTTAAAAGCTTATGTTCTTTTAGCTCAAAACCTCCTGTGTTTTTATAATAATTCTCAGTACCCACATAAGGCGGATCTAAATAAAACAAAGCTTCATTATAATCATATTCTTTTAAAATATATTCAAAGCTTTTATTTTCAATACTGGCATTTTTAAGTCTTTTTGTATGCAAACTAAAATCCCTATATAATCTTTTTGGCGCTCTTTGCTTACTCATAGCAAATTGTCCCATACTTGAACCAAAAGAAGTGTTTATAAGATAAAAATAAAAAGCTGCTCTTTCTATATTGTTTCTTGGTTTAATTTCTTTGTTTTTAAGCATATGGAATATTTTTCTACTTACCAACATAGAATGAAGTATGCTTGTTAAGCTTTGAGGTTTATTTCTTATGCAAAGATGTAAATTAATAAGCTCGTCGTTAATGTCGTTGATGACTTCTATTTTTGAAGGGTTTTTTTGATAAAAAACACTTAAAGCTCCTCCAAAAACTTCAATATAGCTTTTATGCTCAGGCATTAAAGCGATGATTTCTTTAGCTAAATAGTTTTTGCCACCTACCCAAGCAAATGGAGCTTTTAATTTAGTTTGCGTAGGTTTAATTAATGGGCTAGTTTTTAGAAATTTGTCTGTATTGATTTTCATACAAACTCCTTTCAAAATAAAATTTAATTAACTAGTTTTTAAAAATAAAGCTATAATGCTTTTGCTAGTTTTTAGAAAAAGGAGAGCTTATGCTTTCCTTGCTATTATTTCTTGGCAATCTTTACAATAAAATCTTTAGTATCTTTATAAATCACGCTTCTTATGCTTTGATGTAAAACATTATTATCTATAGGCAAAAAAGATCTTGCAGGTATATTTTTCTTTCTACTACCATATTGATGAACGAGTCCATATTTAAAACCACTTTTGCTCTGCATATTATTAAAGACTTTTACGCCACTTTTAGTAGGTTCGCTTTGCCAATTTAAAGCATTGCTTAATTCTCCATCTCTTTTTAAAATTCCTTTATTCTTTCCTTCTTTTATTTTTTGCTTTATGGTAGCTGGTTTTAAGCTTTTCCATTTTCCATTAAAAATGCTGCGCTCATTTTTAAAAGAATCTATAATGCTATTTCTTATACTCTCACCAGCACCTGCCATAATGCTTTGCCCGTGTTTATCCATATCTATTAATTTATCACAAGCTTTAAAAAAGTTTTCAATCCCTTTAATCTCTATATATTCACTCATATTTTATCCATAAATTGTAGTGTTAATTTTGTTTTGTTCTTGCTTTCTTAAAGCGTCGAATACACTTTTTTGTATAGCATTTGCAAATTCTTGCATATTAAAATTGCCATCTTTAGTCGCTATGTTAAAAGTGCCATTAACACTTACATTGATATTGCCATTATTAAAGCTTGGAGTATGGTTTATACTTTTTGCTTGTAATTTATCTTTATAAGTATTTGTGGCAAAGATTTTTTCTTTGGTTTGTTCGTTTTGGCTTATCTTAACTTCTTTATCATCCCCAAGCCCTACAAAATCAAGAGTATCTTTTATAAAGCCACTTATGGATGAAATCATATCTCCTACCCAAGAAAGCTTAGAGGCAAACCATTCAAATAAAGAACCAAAAATACTATAAAAGAAATCCCCAATGCCTTGCCAAATAGAATTTAAAAACTCAGCTAATGGAGAAGCAATACTCATAATAATATCTTTAAAACTTGCAAATACAAGAGCACATTTATCAAACACCCATTTAAAAACTTCATAAATGGGTTTCCAAATAAATTTTAATATCCCCACAAAAGGAAAGATGATATTTAAAGCATTGTTTTTAAAATAGCCAATCACACCGCTGCATTTATTAAACACGGCTTTAATGGCATTGTATATAGGTTCCCAAACAGGTCTAAGCCATTCTATAAAAGACATAAACCATGACTTAACCTTATCCCAATTTGCAATGATGAGCCCGGCCACTATTGCAATACCTCCTAAAATAAGACCAATAGGATTGCTCATCATGGCCACGCTTAATACTCTAATACCAATAGCTACGGCTTTAAAAACTTTATTAAGCCCACCTAAAACAAAAGATAAGGCTTTAAGGGAGGTTGTGTAAATAGTAGTTGTGACGGTTTTTGCTTTTAAAGTAATATTAGATAATATACAAGAATTACGAAAAGCTAAAAGATGTATTCTTGTTTTAATCAAAGCACTTTTAAGTAAAATGGTGCAATCTTTAAGATAGTTTTTAGCAATAGCATAAGCTAAGACTGCAGGTTTGGCGAGCAAAAAAACTGTTGTAGCTGTAGCTACGATGGTACTAAGCACTGGAAATTTTGAAAGTAAGGTATCTACTATATCAATTACAAAGCTAAATCCTGAAGCGACTAATTTAACTACAGGGAGTAAAGCATCTGAAAATTTAATCGCCAAAGCACTTATATTATTTCCTAAAATTTTTAATATAGAAGCTGTAGTCTCACACTTATTAATAAGCTCTTTATCCATTGAACCTTTCTTCTCTTCTGAATTTGTCATCTTTAAAAGCTCTTGATAACGATCATAACCATTAACTAAAGTTGCCATAGCTCTAATCGTGCCACTATCATTGCCAAAAATATTAGTAATAACACCTATTTGAGACTCTTTATCAAGCGTTTTTATTCGTGAAAGTAAAATATTGATTGCTTCTTGCGAATTTCGATTTAAAGCTTTTTTCATAAACTCCCCGCTAAGACCTAATTGTGAAAAAGCTTCTTCTGCCTTAGCTCCTAAAGTATCAGCAGTTGAAAGTTTAGTAAACATGCTAGAAATAGCAGTCCCTGCAACTTCAGCTGGGATCTTTACTTCATCAAGCGTAGCAGCAAGAGCTGCCATGTTTTCTCTTTGAAGTCCTATAAGATTTCCCATTCCTCCAATTCTGCTCACAATATTTACTATATTTTTGGCATCACTTGAACCTTTATCAGCTAAATAGTTAATGCTATCACCCAAATCTTTAATGCCTTTAACATCGGTTTGAAGGTTTGCCATAAGACCGCCTATGGCTTCTCCTGCTTCATTGGCACTCATTTCAAAAGCAACACCCATAGCAGTAGCAGTTTTACCAAACTCCAAAGCTTCTTTAGAGGCAAGACCAAGTTTTCCACCCTCTGCCACTATATTTGCAATTTCTTCTGCTGTCATAGGAAGTTTTTTGGATAAATCTAAAATATCTTGTTTTAAGCCTTCTAGTGTATGACCTTCACTAAGATCTGTTACTTTTTTTACATCAGCCATAGCACTTTCAAAATCAATACCAACTTTTATACTTTTCCCTACAATACCACCACTTATTATATTTCCTAGAGAAAAAAGCTCATCTTGCAAACCTTTTCTTTGAGCTTTTAATTCCGCTCTTAAATTGGCATTGAGTTTAAGAGTGTTTAATTCTTTTTGCAATCCACTAATGCCGAGTTTAGTTTTTGCTGCTATTTTTTCTAAATTGCTAAAATCTTTAACTACCTTGCCAACGGCACTTGGGTTTTTAATCGCTAGTCCTAAAATAACACCAATTCCAATACTTCCAGCATTTTCCATATTCAACCCTTTTTAAGCA